CGAAATCATCTTTATAAGTATAGGGTTCCTTAACAACTTTTTTACATATTAAGCATTTTTTCTTCATTTTATTTAATTAAATTATTATTTATAATTATTTATTTGTAAAAATTTACACGCTAGTCTCTCCCATAATTTCTGAGAAGGGAACCACTTCGGTTTATCCTTAATTTGTGCTTTTACGAATAAATCAATCTTATTCGTTAGTTGTTTTGCTGTTTTTTCTCTCATTTTTTCCACTGGGTCATTACAAAATTTTCCTATATTTTCTGTTGTTATTGTTATTTTTTTCATTTTATTTAATTAAATTATTAAAATCTATTTTGATTACTCCATAAGCTCATTGTGTAATGATAATCTGGATTTTCTTTGAGCTTTTTCTTTAAAAACTCCCACCTACTTTTTGTTATTGGATAGGTGCATTTAGAATATTTAAGTTTAAGTAGTCCATTGAAATATTTTCTTATAACTCTGTATTTATATTCATACTCGCTCGGACAACGGGGATTTCTTTTTTTTGATGATATTTCCCAATAAAATTTTTTGAATTCTAGTTTATCACCGACCTCCATTTCATTTAATTAATTTAATTAATTTACCTTTTTTCTTATGAGAAACGTCAACTTTAACATTATCCACTAGCTCTTTAATTTTAGGTTTAGCCTCTGGATACAAAGAGTGCCAGAACTTTTTAGTCATCATAAATCTATCCCAAGCGGTAGTTCGATCGCTAACTTCTTTTAATTGAAACCTTTTTTTTGTGGTTTTCCCTAAATATAAAATACCAAGTCTGGCTTTAAATCTTTTCTTAAACATACTCTTCAAAGCTCTCTCGTAACAGACTATTTGACTTTCATAACATAAGGAATGACTATTAGAAATTTTATAATCTATAATCCAAAGCTCATATTTTTTAAGCTTCTTGTTCCATAAATAACCAACCCAATCTAACGTCCCAGCATAACCGAAACTTTTATGATAGACCTCTAGTTCTCTAGCTATGGTTATCGGTTTAAATTCTTCCCAAAAATTAGCGAAACCTTCTATGCCACGAATTTCTCTCGTTGTCAATGGCTCTAGTAAGTAATCTAAAAGAGCATCGTCTTTAAGTTTGTCCTCATCTGTTTGTAAGGGCAACTTTCTGACTTGCTCTTTAGTAAGTCCAATGTTCGGATTAATTTCTTCCCCAACAGATAATAAATAACAACAATGATGGACTTTAGACCCTTGTTGCTTACCCTCATCTTGTTTTAATTTAATTTCCTCTGGTGAAGTGTTTTCTTTCCAAAAGTCTAATTGAGGATTTGGAAATAAATCTAAAATATTAGTTACTGAAGGTAACTCAATCCCATTAGGGAAATCAGCATTTTCTATGTAATACCAATGTCCCTTAACGGTATCCATCAAGAAAAACTTATTCTTCGTTGAAGCGGTCTGATTGTTTTTTTTCTTCATTTTGAACGGAGGTTAAAAAGTCACTAATTAAGGAAATTCCTCTACTCTCACAATAAATTCTGATTTCATCAAGAGTAAACTTAGCAGGTTGCTTAGCCTCTGGCTTAAGGATGTTTAACCTACCAGCTTTATATCTCTTATTAAATTCAGAAATCCACTTACCACTTATGACATATCTAGTAGCAGTCCTACCCTTCCCTCCGTTCCTTCTGATCCAAATACGTCCAAGAGACCAATCGGCGGTCTCATACTTGTCAATATATTTTGTTAAAAACTCTCTTGATGTAATTAAAGTATAATCAGTAGCTTGTCGTAAACTATAAATAGCATTGGTGTCCACTTTTTTTATCTTTTTATTCCTCTTCATGCTTTTTTTGTAATTAATTATTCGGAGAAATGGAGGGTTACTGCCTATAATTATCACTTTCGGCAGACCCTCCCTCCTATGAGTATAGAAGTTAAAATTGGAACAAAAAAACTGCTATACCATTAATAACAGTTTACCACTTTATAAAAAGTTGTCAAGTTATTTACTAGGTGGTTGTTTCCAAATTGACAATAATAAAATTGAAGCTGAAATCACTCTAAAAAAACTTATTATAATAAAAAAAGTTGCACAATTTATAAAAAAACAAGCTCCAATTAAAGATTGAAAAATCAACCTAGAAAAAATAAAAAAGTATATTAAAGTTGAACAAACAAAATAAATTAAAAAAGCCAATACACCGAAAGTCTTTTTTAATCTATAAGCTAAATAGTAACTAAGAGTAATTATTAGTAATTCTATCCAAACCACAGCCATAAGAACTATGGAGGCAGTCTCTAAGATTTTATCTTCAAACATCTGACTAACTTTTGATTAATTCTATAATATCAAGACCTAATGCTTTGGATATTATTATCCCCCCTAATAAAGTAAAGATAGTAATAACACAAATAAAAATCCACTTCATTAACTGTTGTCTGACAACAGCCAAGTCTTTAGAAATGTTTTCCTGCACTAAATTATGCAAAACAAACTGGTCATTCATTTGACACATAGTGCTTTTAAGCTCTGCCGATACATCAGCAATGGCTTTTGTGGATTCAGCGTTGGTCGTATTAGCTTTAACGCTCTCTCTTAGTAGATTATAAAGCTCTTTTCGATCAATATCATCTGGCATTTCTAAATATTAATTTTTACTGATTTATTAAAATTATAACACACTTGACTAAAATTTTAAAATTCATTATAAACTGTGTCGCTAATAATCCCTTGTTGATTGAGGTCTCGCAAGAAATTCTTAAACTCTACTGCCGACATACTATTTTTGTAGCTTTCAAGAACTTTGACTTTAGCATCATTTGTATAAGCTGACATTACAGCTTTAGTTTTAGCATCACTATATCCTTTAGAAATAGTTTTCTGGAATTTACTTCTGATGTAGCTAACTTGTCTTGAATCTGGTCGCTCTCCTAATAGTTCTTTAACTAATTTCTTCTCAATTTTAGTTTTATTAGCAACAGAAGGTTCTCCCTTTTTATATTCTTTGACAGCTTCATTAATTTTTTTCTCCCATTCAATCAATCTTTTACTGTTTTCCTTTTGAACTTTATCGTTAATATTTCGAGCTTTTTCAATTTGACCATAGTCTGAGATTCTTATAAATCTATTAAAAACATTACTTACAACAGGTAATTCTAAGGTTCTCTCACCAAAGCTTTTAGAAGTTGGAGTTTTTTCTAAGACATTAAAATTAAGAAGAACATTCGCTCCCATATTTTGCATAGCCCATAAAACAAAAGGTTTAAAGGAATCTATTCCTCCAGCTTGGAATTCTCTGTCTGGAATAATACTTCGTCCTCGGAAGAAGTCATAAGGATTTCTACCAGTAGCATACTGACCAGTTGCGACCATTGTGTCTAAAACAGGTGAAATGCTTGGAAGTTGTCCTCCTGTGTAAGCCAACAACTCCATAATATCAGAACCAATAGGAATTCCGTTATTCTTTAAAGTCATGGCTTTCCAAAGAACTCCTCCCATAAATCTACCAGTTTCGTCCATAGGTATTCTCAAATACATTGTTTTTCCATTTTTGTCAATACCTAAAGGCACACAAATATAATTTGTTTTGTCATACTCAGAAATATTAGCGAACATTTCTTTTAAAGGTTCTCCAAATAATCCAGCGGCAGCAGCCAACATTAATAATTTAGGAGAAAAAGTTGAAACAGCAGTTTTAGCCCAATAGCCGTTTCTAGTTTTTGGATTAACCATAACACTGGCATCTGCTCTAATCGCCTCCTTAATAGCATTTGAAAACAAGAACACTTCATTAGTCCATCCATAACCCGCTCCTTTTCTGAAGAAGTCTGGTGACCCGATAGAAGTTCTTACAAAACTTCTAGCTTCTTTTTCATTAAAAATATTACTTTCTTTCATATACTGATAACCTGCTACTTTCGGTAAAGTTTCTATAACCTGACCAGTTTTATCAACAAAATCTAAAATATTTAAAAATGGTTTAAGGAATTTGTTCTTTTTTTCAGGAGTCATTTGAGTTATTCCTGATTTTTCTATAACAGCATCTATTTGAGTATCCAAAGTGTCTTGACCTGTAATAAGGTCATTATAAGTAACACTTAGAACTCCACTTTTTTCCATTTCATTAATCAATGGGTCATATTGGCTCATAACTCTCCTCATGGCAGGTTCAAGAGCTTGTTTATATCTTCCAATAGATTCTACAAAACCCATGTCTGGTAAATTTTTCCAAAATCGCCAAAAATCCCTCACTAAATTGAAGGTCATAAATCCTGGGTTGTATTGGATTAACAAAGGTCTGGTTAATTTTTGATTGATTGTTCTTAAAACTGGAATGATAAATTTACTATTAACCTGAGTAGCATTCCTGTCAAACATATCAACCATATAAGGATCTACATAATATCCCACAACCTTACCTTCTTCCATGACTGTAAATAATCCTAGGTCGTTCTCTTTAGGTTCGATAGGTTTTTGAACTCTGCCATCAAAGACGGTTTCTGCTGGTTTGATTTCGTTTGGATTGTGTTTTTTTAAGAAATCAACAACAGAGTTCTTAGTCTTGTTGGTTTCAGTAGCTCTAATGATGCTAATCATTTTCATTACAGTAGAAGTTCCAGGGTTAGCGATGTCAGCATAAGTTCCAACTTGTTTCTTAATAGAAGCAGGAACAAAGTCTTCTAAATAATCTATAACTTGAAAAGTAGCATAGCTATCATTAGCATGGATTTGTTCCATCATTTCTGGAGTATAAATACCAGCTTTTTCAGCTTCTATTAAGACTACCTCAGAACTTTGCCTAAACTTCCTAACTTGAGATTTTAATAATTCAAACTTATCATTCCCTATACTATTTCTTAAAAATTCTATTTGGTTTTTAGCTGTTCTTTTATTAAATCCTCCAGGATTAGCCATCTTGCCACGTTCTTTAGCGGCTCTTTCTAATAACAATAATTCCCCAAAATTTTCCCAAGTTAATCCATTTTCTTGTAAAGTCACTAAAATAGGTTGAACTTCAGTTTCGACAAAGGCTTTAACCTTACCAGCTAAATAGTTATACTCCTCAAGGAAGTAAATAGGGTTAGTTTCATCTGAGACAGCTTCGCCTCTTCTTTTAGCTTCATTAACTTTGTCAATCATTATTTGGTTTTTGTCGATTAGTTCAGTTTTAAGTTTAAAAGCCATGCTATATTTAGCCTCATCTTTTTCTTCTCTTTTAATCTTGAAAACTTCTTCACCTTTTTGGAACATTTGATAAATATTTTTTTGTCGTTCCGATAGCAAAGCTTCTTCCCCTTTATTAATAATTTCCCAAGTGTCAAAGAAAGCCTGTTTAACTTTAGGTTTTCTGTCTAAATATTTAAAGAAATTCTTGTAAAATTCAGGAGCTGTTCTTTGGAGCAAGTCGGGGTCGTTAAGCATTACGCTAATAGCATCAGCGTAAAGCTCTGGTGAACTTTTTCTATATGTTAAGAAAGAAGGCGAAGGATTTTGCCCCACTGGTCTCCATTCTTGAGATAAAGCCCAAAGCTCATCTCTCATGGTTTTATCTTGTAAATCACCGAAACTCTTTTTCAAAAAATTTCTCAAAGTTAAAACTCTACCAAGTAAAGTTCCTCGGTTCATAGTCCCTTCTGGCAAAAAGTCCACTAAATGCCCAATTTCATGAGCCATTGTCTCACTTACCATTTTTTCATTAGCAGCAATCTTTCGATTAATAGCTATTCGAGCTGAAGCTGGCATAAACATTCCTCTAGTAACGCCACCTTGTCTTTCTCTAAATTTTTTCAAGAAAGGAGCTTTACCAGTCAGCTCTTTTACAATATTAACCATCTCTGGAAGTTCCATGTGTTCAAATTTTTCAATATGTCGTTGATATTCTTCAATTTCTTTTTTACCTGGTTCTCTTTCTTTTCGATCTCGTTCTGCCAACCTTTTTGCTCTTTCAGCTTTTTGTTTAGCAATTTTTTCTTGAGTTTCCTTTACTGCTTTTTTAACTCGTTGAGTTGGAAGAGCTTTCTCTCCCAAACTTTTATTAGCTTTCATCAAAGCACTCCTAATTTTAGTTAAACCAGCAAGAGGAACGCCAGTTTGTCTAGCTGTTTCTAACATTCTAACTGCTCTTTGAATTCCCATTCTTTTAGCCTTATCAGCTGTGGCAAATTTCCCTACATAATCAACTTCCTTACTCCCAGCTGGAGTATTCATAGTAATAGCATAACCATATTTATTGTTCGGAAGTTTTTTAACTGACAAATTAAAAGCATCGGCTTTATTTTTTCCACCTTTAACATTAACAAAAGACTCTTCTTTACCTTTTTTCAGATAATCAAAAATTTCTTCAAGGGAGGTCTCCCCTCCGATACTGTCAGATTTTGATTGGTCTATAACTGATTGTGGTATCCCCGCTTCTAATAACTGCTTATCTGTTGGGGGTTTACCAAAATTATCTTCAAAAAATTTAGCAAAATCATTAGTTTTTTGTGCTTCTTGGACTAAGTCACTACTGATGCCTTTAGCTTCCGACCTATCAGCCATAACTGGTATTTGTTGCTCAGCTCTGGTAATTTGAGGAGCAGTTCCTCCTAAATTTTGAATGTTCTGGACAATAGCCCCTTCTGAAATATTTTCATTAGCAGCGGTGCTTTCTAAACCTATCCTTAAAACAGCTTGTTGGGAAGCATTAAGACCAGAAATTTCATTTTCTGTCAATACCTTTCTCATTCCTTTACCCATAGTGTTAGCCACTCCTTGCTTTTCTGCCTCCTTATAAACATATTTCATATCTTCTTCAGGGATTCTAACAATACCAGTGGCATCAGAAGGAGGTTTAATATCTGTTGTTTTTTTAGAAATTGCTTCGGGTTGAGAAACTTCTTTTTTGGTAGACTTTACTTGTTGAGTGGTCGGTTGGATTAAAACACTTTTGTCTATAATATTAGTTCCTGCTAATTGGTCTGTCATTTCAGCCCCATCTATAATTTGATAGCCCTCTTGTTTAGCTCTTTTAACAAGAGCTTCTCCAGCATCTTTAGACTCTGGAAATTTTTTTAAAGCTTCTAATTTATAATTTTCTAATTCTGTTTCATTTTTAAATTCAAGAATTTTAGCGTCTTTTTTAATCTTAAACTCAGATTTTTTGCCTTTTTCTCCAGCAAATTTTTGGGCTAAACTTTTATCTCTTGTCACATAAAACCCTTCCCCTAATTTTTGTTCCCCTCCTTTTTGTAATAAGCTTTGAAATTCTCCGCCTTCACCTCTATAAAAAGTTTCCCCCTCTGCTTCTGCTTGTTTATTTTCTTCTACTGTTTTAGCAGTCTCTTCTTTGAGCCGAGCTTTTGCTTCATCGCTTATGTCAACATTTTCCTTAGCTTCTTCAAGAACTTTTTTATAAGCATCAACTTTTTCAGGGGCTATTTTTTTTGCCTCCTTCAAAAATAATTGTTCTGCTTTATTGGCAAAATCTTCAACAGACGTATATTCTCCCTTTTTAAGAGAATTCTCTATTCGAGTCCCAGCCTCTTTGTTGTTTAAAGTTATTGCGTATTTAGAACCTAAATCAAAAGATCGACTATCCACAAAAGGTTGGACTAATTTGCCATTTTCAACAAGAGTAAACCCTCCAGTTTCTTGCATATCTCGGGCTTCAGCCATTAACATTGAGCGAGAATTTGTCAATGTTTGATTTTCTTGTTGAATTTGCTGAGTTTGTTGCTGCTGTTGAATATTCCTATAATTATTTTGTTGGGCTGTCCCAATCGAACTTAAAATTCCAGCTGCTGGTAATGCCATAACGGCAGCCGACTCAGCTGATTTTATAGCATCAGAAAAGGCTTGCTTCCAACTCCCTCTATCCTGGAATAAAGCCTCAGCTACTATAATAGGCAAAGATTCTTGAAGTCCTTCTTCGCCTAACTCAAAAACAACCTTAGACCCCCATGAAGTTACATTTCTAAGAATATTGTTAGAAATCTTATTTATCATAGCATCCGTGATTGGAATTTTTCCTACACCAGTCATTACATTAAAGCTCATGTTTTCCAACCAAGCGTTAAAAAGCCCCATGCCCAATGAATACATAATTTCTTCGGTTGTTTCCTCTTTTTCTCCTTGCATTAAAGCTTTTGCTCTTCTTTCTGAAAGAAGACTACCCCCTTCTATCGCTGTTAATACTGGCATCCCCCCCATAGCCCACGCTAAGCCTGTTTGAGTCATATTAGTAAGACTATTCAAAACGAATTCAGGATTAGTTATTAACTTAGGAATGTTTTTTACCTTTATGTCTTCTGGTTTATAAGTAGCTGACCCAAATTCTTTTTCTTTATATTCATCAATTTTTTGAGAAAAATCCAACAATGTTTGACCAGCTGTTGTTTCTTGCCCCATTTTATCTAGCAAAAACTCTATACCTGAAGTTTTTTCTATAACTCTCCCAACACCACCAACCGCTTTAGTCGCCATAGACAACCCCCCCAATCCTGCTGTTCCCGCTAAACTCCTTCCGAATTGGTCAAATTCATCTAAATTAGACGGAACTTGATCTAAGGCTAAGAATTTTTGAAAAATATTTAAGTCCTCTTTCGGTTTCCCTCTAACTTCTCCTAAAGGAGATTCAGCGAAAACTATCTCCTTGTTGGTAGTTGGGTCTGTTTCTATTATTTTTCTTCTTAGTGGTTCTTGTTGAACAGATTGGGCAGGATTAATAGAAGAATTTTTTTCTTCTAAAAATTTATTTTTTGGTTTTTTAATGGTTGAACTATAAAGACCCATTTTATTTTATTTTACTGATTATATTGTTGGATTTGTTGTCGATAATATTGATAAAGCAAATTATCAATCTCTGCCCCTGTTAAAATTCCCTGATACATAGCACTTAAAGTGCTTTTTAAATCTTTAACTGTCATGTCTTCCAAAAAAACACTTAAAGGAGGCATTTCAGCTTCACCAGTTTCTGGATTAACTGAGACTAACTGGTAATCATTTTCAGCCAAAATATCAGTGATGTCTTCCTTAGCTGAAGTAGTATAATCTTCTTTAACTAATTCAGGTGAAACATTAGGATATTTTTGTTTAAGTTCAGTGAAAGTTAAAGCTTCAGGGCTACCAGATTTTAATTTATCCATTTCACTTCTTAATCCTGGAGTAGCTTTCATAGCTTCTGCTTTAGCCGCAAAAGTTGGGTCAGTAACTCGATAAAGCTCAGCTTCAGCTTCAGACATATCACCACTAGCATATCGGTCATACTTAACTAAATCTTCGGCTTGAGCATTTGTGTAGCCAAGACTTTTGTAATAATTTTCTTGCCAATCTTCTCTAAGAGCATCAGGAATTCTTTGAGCTATTCTTTGTTTAGCTTCTTCTTCAGTCCATTGGGCATCGCCACCAGTAACAGCTCCAACTAGTTCTCTTTCAAGCTCCTCAATGCTTTTGAAAGTCCCATCTTCATCTCTAGGATTACCTAAATATCCCTGGATAGCTTTATCTAAAGCATCTTTAGGCTCAAAGGATTTTAAACCTTCAAAGACTTTTGACATGTCTTGACTTCCAGCTGCTCCAGATTTTGCTTCTCTTTCTTGTAAAGACTTTTCTAAGTTACGGTAATCAATTCCTGCCCCAGTAAGACTTCTAACTCCGCTGGGAGTGATGTCACCTCTTAGGAAGTTGGTAGCCTCTCCACCACCCATTCTTTTCATAGCTTCTTCTGAAGGTTCAGATGTAGGAGGGACATTAGACTTGAAATTTTGATAGCCTAAATAATTAGCCACATGTTTTTTCAAAGTTTTTTCATATTCTGGATTACCCTGGCTATACTTTTGTATGGTCTTGTTGATATCTTCAGCAGAAGGGATATTTTGCCCTTCAGGAGTTGGGATAGCACCCCTTTGACTTGATTGCTCGCCTGTTTCGTAAAAATAGTTTTCACCTGTATATGGATTTGGCATTTTTTTATATTATTAATTATTCGTATCGTTCTCTTAAATATTGTGGAGCGAATTGAGCAGCCAATAAAGCCCTGTCTGTATCTTTAGCAGCCCCAGTTTCAAATTCTTGTCTTTCTTCGGCAATGTCTAGTTCTCTAGCCCCTAAGTCATACTGGGTTTTAGCTTTTTCTGTCCCTAGTTTAATGTTTCTCAATCCTCTCTCTTTAGCAGTTTCAGTGTCTTCAATATCCCTACCAAATTGAGTTTCAATGGCTAAGTTTTTAACAGTTTCAAGCCTATCCAAGTCTTGAAAAGACCTTTGGGAAGCTCTTGTTATGTCTTCAACATTTTGTTGATAACCTTCCTCAACCAACCCCTCTTCCCTTCCTCTAACTCCACTAAGACCAGAGAAAGCTAAATTTCTAGCTGCCAAACTTTCTTGTGTTCTTTCCATGTTTAGTTGAAAGTTCCTTAATTCCCTTTGAAGAGAAGTGTCGGTGTCTTCTTGAGTTCTAGTTCTAGTTGTGTCTAAATAATAGTTTAAATCTTCAAGGTCTGTTGCTTTATTTTCCTCTAACCGCTTAATATTTCTAGTATAATCTTCCAAAAGTTCCTCCTTGGCATAGCCAAATTCCTTCATAATTCTCTTGAAGTCTTTTTCTAATCTTTCTTGTTTTAAGTCAGCGGCTTCATCTTCAAATTTGAGGCGTTTATCATAATACTCCTCGATTTTTTTGTCTGCTCGACCTTCCGCTGAATCCTTGTATTCATATTTGCTTCTGCCTGTTCTAGCAGCCCAGGCTTCCCGTCTTGATAGTTTTGCCATTTTATTTTATTAATTACTATTATATTACCATAACTTTAGGGACAAAGGTAGCTGTTGGAACTGGAGGGTCAGGGTCTTCTCTTGTTGTTATTACATAAGCAGCACCATCCCCAACGGCATATAAATAGCCATTTTCTTGGTGTAATCCCATAGTAGAAAGACTCGCTCCAGCAATGTCAAGTCTCTCGTCTGCCGCTATTGTTTTAGTTGGGAAAGTCCCATAACCCATATCTAAAATAAAAGGAACTCTCCCCTTATTAGTAAGAGAAGAGGAACTGGATATTCCCACCTTGTCCCCGTAAAAACCTAATTGGCGTCTATTCAATGACCTTTCCATGAAATAATTAGATAGAATATTTTTTAAAGAAATTCCATCAGAAATATCATAAACATATATAGAAGAATTATAATCACAAAATAACAAGTCAGCCTCTCTGTTAATTTGATAATTATAATAAGAAGAATGATAAACTCCCATGTTGAAAGTTTCTACTAAGGAAATACTACTGGGATTTGATATATCTAAAACTAAAATATCATAATAAAGACTAGTTTGGTTCTGGGCTATTATATATAAATAATTACCATTAATAGCGTTTCCAAGAGGAGCTTTAAAATTGTCATAATTAGCAGAAAAAGTATAAGAACCTAGCTCAGAATAATAAGAAGAAGAAAAAACTTGAATTTTTTTATTACTGGAGTCCATTGTATAAATTTTACCACCCAAAACATCAAGCAATCGGTCTATACCTGTTATCCCAGTCCCAGTTTCAGAAATATTCGATTTATTCGAGATGTCCAAGATTCTTATGTTATACCCTCTACTATAACTTCCGTTCAAATAAAAAATTTCATCAGAATCCCCGTCTCTTCTCCATGCAGCAGGACTAGTTCCATAAAAAGAACTATAAAGATAAAGAGAATCCGTTAAGGACGGGTTTTCTTTGTCAGAAACGTCAACAACACTGGCTTCTCTATTTCCACCAATTATCAAATAATTACCATCCTGAAAAGCATTTAAAGTAAGAGTTCCAGCACTAATAGAAAAGTCTTTTTTAACCAAACTCATATCAGAAGCATCAAAAATATCAAGATTATTACTAGAAAAATTATAAAAATAATCACCAGTATCATCAATTAAAGCAGAATAACCAAATTCAATGACATTTTGACATATTAAATTGTTGAGTTGAGAGATATTAACCAAGTCTATGAAAGAACCTCCTTTTCTATAAATATAATTACCTAAAATTTCAAAATCGTAAGAATAAGCAAAGTCAGAAGTGCTAAAATTACTTACTATAAAAGAGTTGTCTAAATCAGAAACATCTACGGTAGAAAAATGTTTGTAATTATAAGCTGAATTATAAGCATCTACAAAAAGGTAATTGCCTTCAACCCTGGAACTGTATGGGGTTGTTACTGCTACAAAACCTTCTCCTTGATAGGCTATAGTCTTAACATAGGCAGGACTACTTTTATCAGAAACATCTACTAATTTATCACAACAGAAAACATAATCATCAGAATAAACAGCTATGGAACGAGAAGCTTCTACCCCAACAGTATCAGTGTAGCCTTCGATAGAGATGTCCAAAGGGTCTGAGACATTAATAATAGTAAAATAGTAAGGAGCTACAGCACAGCTTACATATAAATAATCACCAGCTTTAACCATCCTAGAGGGATAATTCAGATAGGTTGAATCAATTAATTCCTCAACAATGTATGGATTAGTTTTGTTTGAAATGTCTATAACCAAAATAGCGTCATAATCACCAGCACAAACATAGGCGTAATCACCATCCACTTCTAAAGTTCTAGCATTACCTAATTTAGTATTATCTTGTAAACTTCCAACTATTTCTGGATTATCTAAATCAGAAAAATCTATAATAGTAAATCTTTTGACAGTTCCTCCTGACGTAACATAAGCATAGTTTCCTTGAGCTGTAATGGCATAACTATCTTCTAAATAAGAATCTAATATTGTAGAAACTACTTCCATTTAATTAATATAAAATTTATTAACTATAAAATACAACTGGACGACCAAGCCCTCACTGCCAGCCCCAATCGAATCAACATTAATCTTGATAATGTCATACCTATTGAAATCTCTATATCTAGGGTCTATTAAAGGTTCTGTTGTTGACGACTCAGAGCCATTATAATTTGCTGGTATTTCTATCCAACCAGCTATAATATCTTCATCATTTTTGTTCTGTAAAGAAACTTGAACTTCTCCTGAACTTGAAGCAGTTGTGACAAAAGCATGGGTTGAAACCAAACGACCATCGAAAGGAACGGTCACCGTTACTTTATTATCTCCCACTTCTAACCCAGTAGAAGGTTCAACGACAATGACTTCAATTTGTCTGTATGTTCCATTAGGGTCTTCTGTAGTTTCTTGATTATAAATTTCCTGCTTCAAAATTTGGTCAACAAGAGACCTTTCTTCTCTAAAAGGTATCCCAAGATAATCTTGGTCAACTGGTTCTAAGAAATTTCTCTTATTATTCATGCTCTATTATTAATTTTCTGATTATTGGTTCATTCTCCTGCTCTCCTGTATGAGTAATCCTATATTGAAACAAGTGAGCTTCAGTTCTTTTAAAAGGAGCTTTGTGAACTGGATTTTTCATTCCATCAACTGTTTCCCAACCTCCTTTTTCTGATAATCTTTTATCAAAACGATACCTAAGTTTACAGTTATCAAGCCTATCACCAGCTATATAAAGTTGTTGGAGGCTTCTTTTCATATAACTTTCTCTATAACCTTTAGCACCCCTGGTCAAGTCGTAAGGATGGCTTATCACGTCAAGAACTATCTGAGAGCCTGGTGTTTGAGCATCTTCATAGCCGTCTTTGTTTCCTTCGTTAGTTTGCCAAATTTCACCATCATCATCACCAAAATAAAGACTAGTAGAATTACTTATAGTTAATAGAGCCATCTTTTTAGCTGGTTCATTAAAGCTCCAAGCCCCTAGCCATCTGTTTGTTTTAGCGTTGAAGACTAGATAACAATGAGTAATGTTAATATCGTGTTCTTCGTTTGAAACAGCCCCGACATAGGCTACATAAAGGTCATTTATAACTCCAGCTACCACAGTTTGACCCGCTGTCATACCATCTATGTAAGGTTGAACTGGTTCTGAAATAATTTGAGGTTCAGCATCAGCCAATGAGTTAAAAGAGTAAAAACCTTTTTTAGAATTTCTTTTCCCATCATTGAAAAATACCATTTGACCTGAAACGACCTGGATACAATCTTTGCTGTTAGCCCCAATGTTATTAGATAAATCTTTGATTCCATTACTCGCTACTGGGGTTATAGTCCTCGAAATTGAGCTATTTTTGAATAAATATAAAGCTCCTCTATATTTTTGACCAGCTATTAATTCTTCCCCATTACCAAGATTTACTGAAACGTTGTTGTTTCTATTCCAGTCGATTACATAATCACCAGAATCGTTTTTTGAAGGGACATTACTCCATAGAATGTCTGACCTATATCCTTCAATTCCTACTAAAAATAAATAATTACCGTATGCCAAAACATCATTTGCTGGTAGTGAAAATTGGACAGTTAAATCAGCATCGATAGTAACTAAAATACTACCAGTTGTGGTTGATAACGCCCCCGCTCCAGCTACTTCATATTTAATTGTAGTAGTATCCACCTCAGTCACAGTAAATGTCCCATTATATTCAGAAGGGGCAAGTCCTGAAACTGTTATTTCGTTCCCAACGACAATTCCATGACCACTCGCAACCGTTAAAGTAACCTCTGGGTCAGAATAGGAAGCGTTAGTTATAGCTACCGTTTGAGAAGTCCCGAGTCCAGCCGAAGAATAACTAATTGTAGTTGTATCGACAGCCGTGACTGTAAAAGTCCCATTATAACCACTCGGAACTAACCCGCTAACGGTAATTGAATCTCCCACTACCACACCATGACCAGCTGGAACTGTCAAGGTAACCGTAGGGTCTGAATAAGCAACCGCCGAAATATCTACTGTATTTAAAAGATTGGTTGTAGACCAAGTTTGACCATCGCTAGAGGTTTTTAGTTCTTGCCCATTGGTGAAAAAACAATAATCAACAAAAGTTTCAAACCTGCCATCGACACTAGGAGTAAATCCTTTCTTGGAAAGTGTCCAACCAGAATCATAATACATAATTTTAGAAAAAGTGGCAGTTCCAGTTGTAGTAGTTAAAGCTCCTAAGCCAGTCTTAGAGTAAACAATTTCAGTAGCTGTCACTGAAGCAACAGTAAAAGTTCCGTTATAACCACTAGGCTCTAAACCTGAAACCACGATAGTATCTCCAGCTACTATCCCATGACCAGAAGCCACAGTTAATGTAACGTCTGGATCTGAATATGAAGCATTAGTGATAGCTACTGTGTCGTTAATAACAGTTAATGGGACTCTTGAGCCATCACTCTTAACAAAATCAAACAATCCTAAAATATCGTTATTATCAACGATTTGTGAACCAAAAAGCTTATAGCCTTTTCTCTTTCTCAAAGAGCCAGGCTGTTTTTCCATATCTGCATTTAAGGCTTTATATAAAGCTGTCGGTTTATTACTTATAATCACTTCTTCATTAAAACCAGACAAAACTTCTTGCCAAATGAATTGTTTGAGCATTATCGTAAGCTTCCTCTGCGACTGCTGGGATAAATCATGTTGGGCTTAAACCCAGTCTCCACAGGAGAAAAGTCCTTATTTTTATGTTTAATTAAACCAATGTCGAATCTTTGAACTAAATTTTGGGCATCTCTTTCTCCTTTTCTCTCTGCTATTCCAGCTCTCAGGAAATCAATATACAAAAAAGACGGGAAAGCCAATTCATCTGAATCCGAGTCTATATGAGTATATTTTTCTGAGTAAAGAACTGTGATTGTTTTAGCTTTATCTGATTCATTGATTAATGGGTAAGTGTATAAATAACCTTCATGAATTGTGACCATTTGAGGTGTCCCAGTTTCTGCCCCTTGCCAAACTTCATCACCTGTGGTGTGAGTCGAATCTATACCAGTCACACCTGATAAAATATTAGTATCCCTGTCATTGTCGGTATAAGCGATAGTATCAGTCCCAATTATGATAGAGCCTTCATCTGGAAAATCAGATGAATCAGTTAATTCAATAGTTGTGTCGGTAGTAGCGACATCATCAGCTAGGGTTGTAGAAACTGCATCTTTAAGCTCTGAAAGAAAAATATCGTAAGTAACAATATCTACTTTTTCACCATCACATTTACCATAAAGTAAATTATGAGCAGTTAATTGTTCTTTTATATAAGAAGAAACGTCATATTTAGTTTGTCCAACAGCGGTTTCAATTGTAACTTCCTTGAACTCCTCTTTCCAATTGACTTTTTCTTCTCTGATTCGTTCATCACATTCATTAACCAAGTCATTTAAGAATTCTTCTGTAATATCAGGGTCATTATCATAGACATTTTGTCTGGACTTAGCCATCTTTTTGACAAATCCTCTAGTTTTTCTGGTGTCTCCAGTATATTTAATTATTTCCCAGAAATCCTGATAATAAGCAGTGGCATCTGAATTATAAAGCTTAGCCTTGGCAAAACCAGTTGAGTTAGTCGTGTCCTCATAAGCAGTAACCAATGATTCTGGATTTATGTCAACCTTAGATAAAGAGGTGTAAGTTCCTCCAACAGTCGTGCTTCTAAAAAAATCTACCTGGTCTGCGTTTATAAGTCTGATTGGAGTCCCTGCTGGATGGTCTTTGGCGACCGCTGCCACTGTCAAAACATTACCAGTAGCACTGGTAAAGGAAACTATTTCAGAATTTTCGTCACCAAACTCTCCAATTAGAATAAATTTATTTGATCCAGTGAAACCTTCGTCTGACAATACAGTTATTGTTGTATCAGAAGCCTCAACAAAATCAGTTATTTGCGAAAATGGGGTTGTGTCATTAATAACCCTTTGATTTTTAAATTTAAGTATCATTTTCTTGAATTATTTAATTATTTTTTCTTACGTTTTTTACGCTTTTTACCACAAGCCATATAATTAAATTATAAACCAATTGCTACCATCTGAGTAAAGATGGACACTTCCATAATCAGAGTTAATCACATTAGTCGCTGAACCATCAATAGTTTCATCACCCTCTGTGTCTATCGTTATATTATTAGTATTAGCATTCCCTCCAGCATCTTTAACTATAATTACCCTACCAGCAACAGTTTGGGCTGAAGGTAAAGTTAAACTGGTAACAGCTCCAGTTCCTGTATAAGTAACATTAAGAATGTAGTCAGTGGTAAGCAAATCATAAGTAGCTGCATTCACTGTGGTTACATTTTGGGAATAACCTATTATAGTTCTGGTAGTTACAGTTCCGCCAACATTGATTTTTGCCATTTTATCTCCAGCGTTTCCTGATTCAGTTCCGTCCGAATACCATTCAACAGATTCTCCTTCAGCTGGGTCATCTGGGTCAGCTGATAATTGAACATGAGTTGAGTCTCCACCAAAAAAGCCTGCTGTTATGTCATATTCATAAATTTTATCGGAACCATTCCCAATTTCATACAGTTTAGTTCCATCGTTATTCCAAGTTATACCTTGAGGAAGGCTGTCTTGAGTGCTAATAAAAGTAGAATAAACAGCGGTGGCGATAGCATATGGAGTAGAAACATTATATTCATAAATTTTATCGGAACCACTCCCAACTTCATATAGTTTAGTTCCATCGTTATTCCAAGCTATACTTTGAGGGACTGCATCTTGAGTGTTAATAAAAGTAGAATAAACAGCAGTAGAAATATCAAATGGAGTAGAAACGTTATATTCATAAATTTTATCGGAACCACTCCCAACTTCATATAGTTTAGTTCCATCGTTATTCCAAGTTATACCTTGAGGGGCTGCATCTTGAGTGTTAATAAAAGTAGAATAAACAGCAGTAGAAATATCAAATGGAGTAGAAACGTTATATTCATAGATTTTATTGGAAGTAAGCCCAACCTCATATAGTTTAGTTCCGTCGTCATTCCAAGCTATACCTGTGGGTTGGGAATCTTGAGTATCAATATTAACTCCTGAATAAACAGCAGTAGAAATATCAAAAGGAGTAGAAACATTATATTCATAAATTTTATCGGAAGTAAGCCCAACCTCATATAGTTTAGTTCCGTCGTCATTCCAAGCTATACCTGTGGGCGTTGCATCTTGAGTATCAATTTGTTTAGAATAAACAGCCCCAGATAAATTATAATTAGCTGGGATTATCCCTTTTTTAATTTTAAAATCCCCTCCGACCACAAGAGCTTTATCAGGGTTGGCTTCACCGACCCCAATATTTTTACCACTCCCATCACTATTATAAATCAAACCATTAACTGTATCTTGCCATGCCAAGTAATCATCAATGTCATCGGATGTGATAACATTTAAAGCCGCTAAATTTTCAGAAGTTAAAAGCAAATCTTTAAGCTTTTGAAGAGTAGCTTTTCTAGTAGCAGGTGAGCCTGAAGGGTCAACTACGACTGCTAAAATATCAGTTAAAGCGACTGATTCAGCAGCGGTTAATTGTGTAAAATCTTTTTTTGCCATTTATTTTTATTACTTATTATTCTAAAAATTCTAAATAATCGCCATCAACAGTGGTCAAATAATCCCCATCAATAGTAATCAATAAATCACCAGATACTCCGTGACTGGCTAAAACTACATTCAAAAGCTTAATTCCAATAGAAATCATTTTTTTATATTAATCTCTTAAAGCTACAATGTTTGTAGCGGTCGTGTCAGTATCTTTAACTTGGATACCATAAACAGGTAAAATAGAACCAGCAGTCAAACCAATGAAAGTGACTTCATCCCCTTCGCTATTAACTACTACTACATTACCGTCTCCACCAATATAAAGAGCTTTAAACTCATCTATGGTGTTAGTGTCATGAGGACTTACATCTGCGAATCTCCTAGCGGAACTAACGCTATAAGGATTCCCTTCCTCATCGTGCAAAATTTCAGTCATTTTTTTTATTATTAATTTTTAAAGACTTAACTCCATTAGCTTTGTAAGTTTCTTCGATTTCTTTTAGCTCTTCTAGGATTTGATATTCCATGACAATCTTCTTTTCTTGCATCATCACGTCAGCGATTGGTTTAGGGACATACTTACCGTCCATCAAAATATGAGCCATAGTGTTGCCATACTCATCGTCCATCATGATTGGGGGTTGGTCTTCTTCAGGAAAGACGTTTCTTTTCCTAAACTCTCTAGCTAATCTTTTTTCTTCATTCCGAAGAATTTTAAGTCGATCAGCTTCTTTAATTTGAAAATCCTCTACTTTTTCTTTGGGAGTTTTTTCCTCCTTAACTTTAGCAGGTTTTTCACCTGTATCTCCTTGAACTGGAGCGTTATCTTCCAATTTCTCTGCTTCTTTTGTTGCTGTTTCCATAAAACTTTTTAATTATTAGGTTTCTGCCCTCCCCTCCTAAAATATGGCATAAACTTCTTTAGTGGTGAGTCGATAGTGACTCACCTAAAAAAAGTCTATCGTTCTTCAATTACTTCTGTTTTTACAACTTTCTTACCATTCATGTAAGTAAGTTTAACTTTTTCGACACCATCTTCGTGAAAATAGTCTCGTAAAATGTCAGTAACAACAGGTTCTTTGACGACTTTTTTAACAGCTTTCTTTTTTCGAGCCATAAATTTATGTTAAAAATTAGCTTGCGACAGAAACGCCAGTAGTGGCGAAAGTAGGAACAGCTCCGTCAACATAAATATTCATAGCAGCTTGAGCCATAACTGTATGGTCTACTGATGTGCAGTCTTTCAAAATTACACAACCTTCAGTTTGAGCAGCCCCAAATCCAACAGCGTGAGCAGGAGTAGCAGCAGACAAAGGATTGTTGTAGAACACTGAGTTCTTAACTAAGAACATTCTCTCAACATCAGTAGCGTTAGCCCCATAGATAGCTACATGCTCAGTTCCTCCAGCTTTTGAAAGGAAGATACAGTCTTGGATATAGTTATCCCGACATTTCTTGCCAGACAAAGTAGCTGATAGCAACATATTTGGTCTAATTTTATTATCAGCAATGATATTAGCACTAGAACCAAAGGTGCAACCGATCCATTGAGCAGAATCTCCATTGTTCAAGACTTCAGCAGCGGCTGTTTCATCCAAATCAGTAGATTTGTAGAATTCGCAGTTAGTATATTTAGCATACTCACCGCCTTCAGCTACACAGTAAAGTCCTTGAGCGACAGTGTTGGCATTCAAGAACTTGATGTTGTGGAATGAATTCCTTACACCAGTGTTTTGCATAGTAGCGATGTCAGTAGCGGTAGTAGTCACCCCTAAGGAAACCTTAGCGTTTTGACCATACATTCTGCCTCCTGAAGCATCTAAACCTACGAAGTGAACTCTGTTCTTAGCGACTGTTAGCATAGAAGTCAACACATGTGTTGAATTACCCATTAAAACAATCACATCATCCTTATTAGTTGTTGCCAAAGAATAAGCTTGAGCAATAGTTTTTACTGGTTCATCAATGTTTAATCCTGAATTCCCGTCACTACCATTTCCGTAATCAACGAAAATGTATTTACCAGGAGTTGCAGGCAAATCGCCAGCTGGTAACTGCATTCCGAAAGAAGAAACTCCATTTGGAAAATTAGTTATCATGATTTTTTATTAATTATTAGTGAGCCTTTCGAGCTAAACACCCTACTCAACCCTGTAAGTTTCCGAGCTAAAGCACCCTTCCACCTACTTACCCTATTCGGGGGGATAGGTCGAACCTATCACCCCCATCAAGGTATTGAAATATGCTAGCTTGAGTAAGCAGCATTATCTCCCTTAGATCCCCAAACACCTCTCCAGTTTTTGAAACCTACCTGCCATCTAGCAGATACGTCATAGATAGTGTTTTTGTTCTTGTTGTCTACGTATACTCGGCTTTTTACTCCTTGTCGTTGATAGAAGATAAAAGGAGAGTATAGAGAATCAACTAAGAACCATTGAGTATCGCTACCTCCGTTTTGACTGTTAATCCACTTAGTAGACACAACTGTAACAGTTCCATCATAAATATTGATGTCATTGTTAGCAGTAGAAGGTCGTTTAGTAGAGTTAGTCAAAATGTAAGCAGTTTTTTCCAATGAATCGGGAACAATCAACATCAATCGTCCACTTCCAATAGCCATTGGCATACCTCGATCGTCTAACTGTCTTCGAATAGCTTGTTTAGCTACTTCCAAGTTAGTTTCAGACAAAGGTAGTCCAGTAGCAGAAGCGTTAGATTGAGCAGTTCCACCATCTTTTCTAGGATGTCCTGTTGAACAAAGTGGTTTTCCGTCAGAATAATAGGTTATATCAGAAGGTAAACTAGCCTGAGCAGTAAAAGCGTAATTTAATACACTGAACGCACTTCGATCAAACTCCATTTTGAAACCAATATGTAAGTCACGAGCTTCATCAAATTTGTCCTGTAACTCTTTGTCACGGTCATCTTTGAATTCCTCAGTGATTTCAACACCATTGGTTTTTTTGATGAATTTGAAGACAGTTTTGTATCCAGGAAGTCTGGAGTCCATAGCGTAGTCTTCACCTTCATCCGTAAGTCGGGGGTAACCTACACCAGTTTTGCTGGTTAAGGTTTCTTCAGCTTTGTCAGATTTCTTTTGCTTAAACAGAGCAGTAGCTTTGTTAGCTTCAACCCCTAAAGCAGATTCAATTCCCAAAGAGTAAGCCATTTCCGCTTGATTGTAAGCTTCCACGAACTTTGCTCCTGTTCCTTTAATCCAACTTTCGCCCCAACTTGAACGTAATTCTACATTCATAGTCTAAAAAAATTAAAAATTATATTTCAAGGATTATTATTCCTTTACACCTTCCATCTCACTCATAGATAGGCAAACCATTAAACGAGTTGAATCGTTAGGGTCTACACCAATAGAGTAGAAGTTGGCAGGAGTTCCGATAGTTCTAGTAGCAGTTGTTTCTAGTAATTCTCCATATTCAGAACCAGCAGAATTAATATCTAATCTAGCACCGAATAAATCAGAATCATTAGTAGTTCCCAAAGTTCCTTCTACTTCAGCAGAGTAGATAGTAAATCGAGAAACATCAACAAACGCATAGTAACCATCAGAGTTGGTAGCATCAGTAGTTACAGTTCTTACATCATTACCACTAGCAGTTCCAGCTACAACAGCAGGAGCAGGTAGGGCATTACCTTTAGAATCAGCGAAAGAAGCGATAACTCCTAATAGAGGTTGAGCAGCAGTTCCCAAAGTAAGAACGCCATTTTGGTATCCCTCAACTGCATCTCCTACTTCGAAAGTTTGAGATACACCAAGTTTTACCAAAAGTAGCTTTCGCCCAACTCCACCAATAGTTCCAGCATACTTTAACATAGTATTATTAATTAACTAATTATTACCATTCTAAGCTAAGAAGCCCATCTTTTTCCATTTGCTTCATAGTTTTAATGGTTTCCTCATCCACTCCAGTTCCTTCCATAATCTTTCGATCTAAGTCGGTTAAATCACCTTCTTTTTCAGGAACTTTAGAGCTTCCTCCTTGATTACCAGCTTGAGTAGCCATTTCTCGTTTCCTAATCTCAATCTGTTGTCGAGAAACATCTTCCCCGCTAATAATCCTGTGAGCTTTTTCCAAGTCAGTATAATAATCCCCACTTGGTTTCACAGACGAATCAAGTTCTTCAAGGAGTTCTACCCATTTTTCTTGGTCTGATAGATACTCAGGGTGAGCATCATAGAAATCAGCACGGGCTTTCTTCCTTTCAATCTTCATTCGATTACTCTCGGATTCGACAAAAGGTTTAATCTTTTCATCCACAAGACTCTTGATGTAATCAGGGTCGTATGACTTTTCTTTTTTAATCTTGCCATCATCTTCTTCATCATCTTTCCAAAAATCGTCCTCATCATCTTCCTCTTCCTTCTTAGAGGAAGGAGTTTGATTAGGAGTCTTCTTTTTGGCTAACTCTTCCAACTTCTTCTTCTCTTCTTCAAGTTCTCTGGCTCTAGCTTCCGCCTCACGAGCTTTTCTGAGAGCTTGATTATACTTATTATGGTCGAGTTCATCGCCTTGTTTAGCGAAACCTTCTTGTCCCTCCTTGTTTTTGTCCTCGCCCTTTTGGGTGTCTTCGGACTGTTTTTTTTCTTTCATAAATTTTTGCCTACCTGTTTTGTTACTGCTGGTGGCTTCCAGCGATGGCTTTAATTATTAATATTTAACTTTCCTATTTTTATCTCCAACTACCTTTTTCTGTCTTTTCTCTTCAGCCGCCTTTTTCTTAGGTGACTTTTCTTCGAATTTTTCCGCTAAGGTAATAAATGAATAAATAGACCCCTTTAATGATTCATCTTTAGTATAAAGGTATTTATTCTTGTAAGCATTGGCAATTTGCCTTAAAAATGCTCCAAACTTCTTAGTTTCTGGACGTTTAGCCATGAAACTGAACATCTTCTCAACTTCTTTTTCATTCAATTTCTTGTAAGCTTTGGGTTCATAGAACCTAAAGAACAAGTTCAATAGAATTTTTCTCATCTTAATTCTGGTAGTCCTGGTATCCCTCCACCTGGGGCTGGCTGTTCCTTAGGGTTCATGCCACCTCCTGGCTGACTGCTTAATTGCTTAAATGCCTCATCTAAGTTCGATAGCTTAGAGTTGCCAGCGACCTCTTCTGGCTTAGGCTTTATATAAAATCTATCTGGGTCTAATCCTAATCTTACGATAAAATTAATAGTAGATTCATCAGCATCAATTAATGGATTGTTTTTAGATTCTTCTAACAAAGCCATAGCTACATTTAATAATTCCTGTCTGGTAGTAGGAGGTTCAACATCCTTATTTAAACGAACAATATACTTAGCCTCACACATTTCATCATTAACTTTAACCCAAAATGGCTTAGCCCCAGGTCTGTCAACTAGAATTTCTCGATTAACTGGAACTTTCTTGTTGTTGCCATTTCGATCCTTAACTGGATTACCATATTTATCCTTGAGAACTGTATATTGGATAGGGTCTTTATAGAACTGACAAATATTTTCAACTCTTAGTTCAGCTCGTTTAAATAGTAAATGTTCAATAAATACTTTAAAATTACCAGACAACTTTTTAGCGTTTTCGTCAAGGATAACTGCTTCTTTGGCAGTCTTTTTCCCTGAATGAACTCCCATGGTGTTAGCTCCAATAGCAGTGTTAATGTCTGATTTCTTATCTAACCATTCTAATACCTGGAAAGTAGACTGTTGAGTTCCTGAAATATCCATTTCTTTAGCTTGATTGACATCACCTGTCATTCTGAAAGTCTTGCCAGGGAACATTTGATAAGAATCAATTTCTGCTCCATCTCCCAGCAAGATTGGTTTATGTATAGAAAGAACTTCTTGATCGACAGTCATTCGGAGTAAGGCATTAATAGTGTCTTGTTCACCAGCCATTAAATCAGGCATAGCCTTACCATAGAACAAATTCTCATCAGCTGGTTCAAAGACTGTCTTCACGAAAGGCAACTTCTTATGATTGAAAGGCAAAGGACAAATTTCATCATCATCCTGTGGATTCAACCAAACTCCATTAGCTATCATGATAAATTCGTCCAAGTCTTCGTTGTAATACTTCATTACCTCAATAATATCCTTACGGTCATCTCCGATACTCTTATATTCATCTTCATCAAGAGAATCATTATAAATACCTGGTTTAACATACTTAGCTTCCTCATAACCACCAAACTCGTTATCGAAACTATCCTTGTTGTAATATTTAACTACGATACAGTCATGTTCTATCTCTGGAGAATGTTCATTAGAATAGAAGTTCAAAATAGGCACAATATCCCCATAGACATGACCACAGCCACCTTCAATTATACTTCGTTTCTTAACTTTAGCTTTACCTGTCTCGTGGTTGAAACCGATAATATCTTTAACTTCCTTCTTTTTTTCTTGGTAACCTTCTTCTACGATGACAGTGCCTTTAACCGCAGCTGATAAAGTCTGTAAATACAACTTATAGAAACCTTCCTCCACTTTATGACTGTCTTCAAAGACTAATCTCATATCAGAGGCTCTTTTATTATCAAGTTCAGTCGCTCCATAGACATTGATGTAAGGTCTGGATGAAGAAATATTAGCCACGATTGCTTTAACTTTAGCTCTAGTTTTTTGATCGAAGATTAGAGATTGCCAATCTTCCTTAGTTTGTCTAATAGAATCTGGGACAATACCGTTATAAGCATCTACGTTGTCCTTAATGTAGGTTGCTAAAGTTCTACCATCAAATTCACGTCTAGGTTTGTCCCGTTCAGTCCGCATTTCATCGAAACGATGCAAGACACGGCTAATTACCTGTTCTTGTTTTTCTGATGGTTTATACTCATTTTGTTCCTCCATTTTAATAACTTACTTGATTATGGCACTCTCTGACTCGTGACCACTTATTATATTCTTTTTTAACTTCTTGGCGGGCAGGAGTGACCATCTGAATTGAACTAGCTAGTGCATCTATGACATCATCTGTCGCTCCTCTAGGGAATCTTAGTAATTCAGCTTCTAAGACTTTAGTATTAGGGTCTTTCTCCTTATGATAGACATTTCCAATCGCATATCTAGGTTGCAATCCTTTGATTTTACGTTCTTTGTCGGTGTCAGCTTTAATTTCTTGAATTCTCATAGACCTAACGATGGAATTTGCCCTCTTTTTTTCTTCTTCAATGAAATATACTAATGATTTCTGATAAGCAACCGTCTCGATACCTACTTTCTCAGGTTGCCAGCGTTCATACATAGCAAATAGGGCTTTAATAGTTTCAATCGGGGTCATACGCTCTCTGATAATCTCTACCACATACATTTGATTGAGATTATTGATTAAGACTGCAACCAAGGCAGTGAAATCAGCAGTTTCTTTTTTAGAGATAGCAGGGTCAACCATAATGTAGAACTTGTGAGGTTTCTTCATAATAGACTCCTTTAACTGGAAGTCATTGAAATATCTGAACATTTCTCTTCTGAAAATCTGGTCTTCCTCTGATACAGGCTCATTAAAATATTCCTGATAGAAAGCTGCATCTGATTTCCCTTCAATCGCCATGTCCTTCCTTTTCTGCTCAAGTTTCTCAACAGTCCAGTTAGAAGCCCATAACAATCTACGTTGATTGTCCCAAGCCCTGTAAACATCACCATTGTGAGAGTCTATCAAAGTCTGTAAGAGAGAATCATCATGTAAAATAGTCCCAAACATTTTAATAGTCCCTGTTTCGTTCTCAACAGCAGGAATAATTCCTCGAGTGTAGTTTTGCAAATATTTCAATCGTTGATCTGGATTATCAATATGTTCATCGCTCTCCACATCGTCCAGAATAATTCTAGTAGGTCGAGTATGACGTGATTTCAATCCTCGAATAGGGGCATCGAAACCTTTAGCTCTCAATCTAACTCCATTAATGAAGAAGTCTCCAGTAGAATCTTTCATCTTAGAGCCATCTTCCTTTAATCTAGGAGAGACCTTAGTAATATCACCATAGACCGCTAGAATATTGTCGTTATACTTAAATTCATCTCTCAAAGCCTCCAGAACTTCAGATGCCTCATTAAATGACTTCTCAATCACCACAATGAACTCATCTAGTCCCAATACACAGGAAAACGATATACACAACTGAGTAATAGTAGTTTTACCAAAACCACGAGGACAGGCAGTATATTCATTTTTATTTGAAAAGAACTTCTCTATTAAATCGTAATGGAAACCAGGGGTCTCCTTACTAAAATATCTTGGCAAAAAAGTATGTCCCCATTGAATACACTTAATTACCAGTTCCTCCATATCATTAACGTCCTTGAAATAGTCGATTAATGCTACATGATTATCCTCCGAGAGTATTTCTTGCAACTGCTTCTCCAAATACTCTTGTTTAAGTGTTTTTGCCATACTTTATTTTACTCTTACCTGCAATAGCCGTAACATCTCTTTCAGTGAACTGCTTAACTTTATCTCGCAACTTAAATCGCTCTTCTTCAGGCATCCTAGCACCAGTAGGGTTCACATTAAGGTCTAGTTTCTCCTCAAAACCACCTCTCATAGCCTTCAGCAAGAACATATTAAAAATTGGATTATTCTTCTTATTACCCATTTCCTCGTGAAATAGTCCGATAAGACCACGAAACATCTCAGCAGGCTTCTTATAAACATCAGACACATAATTGACCTCATTAACACTGCTCTTCTGTTCCATCCTTAATATTTGGTCGCTACTAATCCCCAAAAACAAAGACAAACCACTTACTGTAAAACCACGATTATGTTTAATAGCGAACCTGAAATATCTCATACCTTTCTTCACAAATTCTTCCACAGACAACCTACTATTAGTCTTAACATAGTTCTTAACCTTGTCGGTCTTCAAATATTCCTTCAATTCGTCCTCCACCATCCCCAGAAACTCTTCCCAATACTCATAATCCCTAACTAAGGGAACATTCTTCACGGGAGATTTCCGCTGCTTCTTATCCTTACCTCTTTTACCAACACCTTTCTTTTTTACAGGCATAGTATTAAAGACTTATCATTTAGTTTACCGTTTTTGTTAAATTTTTTTTTGGCTTATTTAAGGCTTTTTGTATCAAAATTCTCGGGAAAACACTTTTAAGAATTTTACATCGATAAAGCACAAATTTGAATATGTCACAATTTGGTCACAATTTTGTGACATCCTCTAATTTAAGCTTAGTTGTCGTATTTTTTTGGCTTTTTGATTTTTTGAAAATTTTGGGGAAGAATTGACTAATTCATTAATTCCCATTATAAACTACTTTCAATTTAGTGTCAAAATTCTCGGGAAAACACTTTTACATTTTTTAGCCTTTTTGGCTTATTTGCGGGGAAAAACGAGAAAATGGCTTTGAGCTTTAGAGAGGGGAGAGGGGGCGGGAGGGGATAAGTAACTTTATTTGATTGAACGGGGGTGGGGGTGATGGTCGGTTTATGTCGCACAATCTACATTGTGCATCATACTAAAACCCTTAAATAAGCCTAAAATCAACAATCAACGAAGGTTATCATCATCACACACAATATATAGTGGTGTTATAGTGTATAAATAAAACAAAAAACCGCCTTACTCTTACAAGGCGGTTAGTTCCCCAACTAACCATTGGCGGTTTTAAGCTCTCTTTCTGTTTGATGTTAAATAAGCCAAAATCTAACAACTAACTAACCCAATTAAAACACAATAAAAACATTTGTCAAGTCTTTTTTATGGTCTAAATCGTTTGGCTCTTGATAGATAATTTTACCTATTTTACTTATTTCCCCCACCCTTTCCCTTAAAACACCCAATCAACCATACCCTTAACAAATTTAAACCCCTTTAAATCCAATCACAAGCCCTCGTTTAAAGGCAAATCAAACAAATTATAGTCAATCATACAATTTTATAATTACTTAACTATTATCTTAATGTAAAACTCTTTAATATAAAGTAGTTTATATTAAAGATTGAAGTCATACATTTATTATTATTTGGCGGAAACAAAAAAACCACTTAATAAATAGTGGTTCTTTTGTTCATTGGCATTATTCATAATCAATGTAATCTTCAAGTCCTAAATTTAAAGCCATTTCATACTCATCAAGGCTTAATTCAATATTGTCAATGCTTGGTTCTTTTTCCATTGGTGATTAAATTACTGTTTAAATCTTTGGTTCTTGTTGATAATCTTTAAAACATCATCTTTTGTTATCGGGTAGTCTTTAAATACCGTCATCATTTCATTAAAATCTGAAGTATACAAATTAAACTCTCGGTCTATTAACTCCCTTTCGATTATCTTAGTTTTACCGTTTTCTTTTAAATCTAACTTTATCCCCTCGGTTATAATGTTATCAAGTTTTTTAGTTAAACTTTTAACATTCTTTTCTGGACATAATAAGCCCGCCCCTAAATTGACATATTTTAAGCCGTCAATTTTGCTTTTGTTAAATTGCTCATCACTAAAAGCAAAAAAAGCATTGTTATCTTTAAAAGCCTTTGTCAAACTTTTATCAATATAATCATTTAAACTTTTCATTGGTGTTATTTAATAATTATTAAATTGTCAAAAAACTATTATATTTTGATAATAGCACATAGTCAAATTATTGTCAAGAGAATTTTAATTTTTGTCTTTTTTCGGATCGGTTTTAATCTCAATTTCAACGCCCTTAAAGATATATTTTATACGCTCAACACACCCGTCAAGTAAAGCCTCCAACATCCCCCTTGAAATTACAAGTTTTATTTTTTTCATTATTCCACTGTTAAAATATTTTTAATTTTATCACTTGTGATAATTTTACCCTTCCTAGTTTCAAATTCATAAATAGTTTCAGCCATTCCATTCATTTCCAATTCTAAATCCTCAATCTCATTTTGCAACAAGTCAAGTTTTTCAACTTTCCCGTTTTCCATTTCAACTTCAACCTCAAATTTTCTTAAATCAGAATTGTAAAGCTCCACATCATCACCTCCAAAATTCCAATAAAAGACTTTGTTGTTCATTAAATCAGATAAATCTTCTTGAGATAATGGTATTTTAATAGTTTTACTCATTGCTTTTAATTAAAATTTATTTCTTTAAAATCCTCTTCTCTATACTCTTCACCACAATTATCACAATAAACCCTCATAATCCCGTTATTTTTGTGTAAACATTCCAAAACCCCGTCCTCATCAATAAAACATTTCCAACCCACTTGTTCATCAAGCCAAAAATTATGCCTTTCACCACAATTTTTACATTTAATTAAAGTCTTTTTCATTAGTGTTATTTAATAATTAATCAACCCAAAAAGTTCCACAATCTTTACATTTATTTCCACACGGAAAATTATTGATATACTCAATATTTCGGTGTCTAGCAGAATTCATATCGCCCGCACTACAACCACCTTTATCAAAAACCTCTTGATAATGTTTTTCTTTAAGTCTAAACTCTTCGGCTTCCTCATTAGTCTTTATTTTCTTAAATCGCCCGTCGGTTAAAAATCTAAATTCAGCATTGCCTTGCTTACACAATCCACAAACATCACCACTAAAAGAATAGCCCTCGCTTCCCTCATCATCGTGTAAATTATCCCTAGTAAAAGCTACTTTTAAATCCTCGTTAAAAGATATAGAGTGTCCGCTTCCGTTAGCTCTATTCATTACACACAATTCATAACTTCCACCGCAGAATTCAATAACATTGTGTTTTAATGTTTCACTTTCCATTAAATCAAACGGCTCGGCTTCAAATAAAATACACAAACTTCCTCCATAACTAGCATTAGCCACTAACTCAAGTAAAGCCTCCTTATTTTTTTTGTAGTCAATTCTCAAGTGTCTAGCTATCTTTTTAGCTTGTCTTTCCTCATTATTTAAAGCAGTCTTCCACATTCCACAATCAGCAAAAGCCTCTTCAACATCAAAATTCAAATCATAGTAAAAAAATCTACTGGAAGTATTTTTAATAAGCTGGACTGTTATATCTTTAGAAGTGTTTATCTCTCTCAAATAATCCTCAATCTCAAAAATCAACTCTACATCTCTCAATTCAATTAGTTCCTCCTCGGTAAAAACCTCGTTCAAAATATATCTTATACTTTCAAAGTAATAATCGTCCAACCAAGTTTCCTCCCACAAGCTATCAATAAAGCCAGTGGTAGCCAATTCCTCCATTTTGTCGTGGTGTTCATCGAGATTATCTCTATAATCTAAATAGAATAAATCAACCCCGTTAGGGAAAGCCTTGTCTATTTTTTTAATAGCTTTTTTAAGTGTCATTGGTGTAATTTACTTTTTATAATTAAAGCATATCACATTGCCAAATTATTGTCAAGTGTATTTTATAAAAAGTAATAAACAATCGCATAAATAAGCAAAAAAATCCCCCACACAAACATATCTTTTTCTTGTTTTATCATTTTTTATTTATTAAATTTCCCCTCAAATAATTTTAAAGTTTTTTTAGCCTCCTTTCTAATCTCTAAAATTTCCTCAAATAATTCCTCAAAAGAATAATCAGACAACATCAAACCCTTAGAATTCCCAAAAACTATTGAATAATACTTTCCCTCAATAGTAAATCCAGTAGAATACTCCACCCATTCCTCGTCTTGTCTTCTAACCACACAATAATCGAAGTCAACTAAATCAGCATACTCAACGAAATTTTGCATTGTATTGAAATCATACAATCCGTTTTTATCTGGTATAGCTTCCTTGACAAAATCATCAAATTGTTCTTTAATATACTTTCTATATTCTTTAATGTTCATAATTTTTGAATTAAAATTTAATGCCTCCAATTTCTTCATAGCCGTCATCACTTGTAATAACATCAACATTTTCAATGTCTTCTGGGTGTCTTTCAGCAAACTTTTTCTTTGCTTCCTTTAAATTTTTAGCCTCAACTTCAGCCACTTCTATATCGTGGTCTTCTGTCGCCTTTACTCCAAATTGATATAACATAACTTTTAATTTAATTATAAATTTACTTCAGTATAATATCCAATCACTCCCAAATCATCACCATCATCATTCTGTATAAACATCTCGCCTTGGTTATCTCTAATAATTTTCAACATTTTTATTGAATTTTGACTATTATTAACAAGTTCTTCTAAACTTTCAACTTCACTTTCAATAATTTCATCAAAATTATTTTTGATATAATCAATGTTTTTCTCATTTTCCATTCCCTCGTTCCATACCATATTATTTATTAACTCCTCTGGTGTATCTATATCTAATTTAAACATAACTTTTAATCTAATAATTATTTTTCAACACAAATTGCATCATAAAAAATGTTTTCTTCAACTGGTTCATATTCATTCCAATATTCAATCGGTAGTTTTTTAGCTTTTTCAATAGCCTCTTTTTCACTTTTAGCTTTAATCTCTACTTGAAATTGTGTTAAATTTTGATAAACATAATACTTGTTCATTGGTTTAATCTAATAATTATTTTTAAATTGCCCATTTATTTCTTCAAATCCTTCCTTGACTTCTTTTTCTAGCCCAATCTCACATCTAGCCCAACTTCCCACTCTCTCTTCTTTAACTTTGCCCTTGTCTTCATCATAACCATAAAGATAATCGCCTCCACCTCGTCCATTCCCCTCACAAACTAATAAAGATAAAGGGTGAATTTTAAAACCGTCCTCGTCTTCTTTAATAGTAGACAAATCAACAAATTCTTTTAAAGTATAATTTACTAAAAATTTATAAGCTTTTGGTCGCTTCTTGGTGTCCACCAATTTTATTTCCTCGCCCTCCTCCTCCATAATTGTATATAAATTACAATCACGATCCGTTTCATCGTCGGCATAATCACCTGCCCAAACTAGCCTATTTTTATACCAATCACCTTTTGGCATTATAAGTCGCTCAACTCCATTCATTAGCTTATTGCCTATATAACTGTGTTCCATTAGTTTTAAGCCCTCCCCTATTACAATAAATTTTCCTTGGTAATCTTCAACTCTACTTTTAACATTGTGTGTATAAATATATTCTTTCTTATCAATGTTAGCTGGTTTATAATATTGTCCCATTTTTTTAATTTAATAAGTTAAAACTGCAAAAATTAGTAAAAATCTTGATAATTTCAAAGTTAGCATATTGTCAACTTATTGTCAAGTCTTTATTCAACAAGCAACAAAAAAATAGCTTAAACAAGCTATTTTTTATCTATATATTTTCTATTATATTTTGGTAATTTGTCATCTATAAATCGCCAATCCTCCCCTTTCAAGTCTTCTGGCATACCCTCAAAAACTTTTTCAAGCTCCAATAATAATTTATGTAGCTCTTCCTCGTCATAACCTTTATATTCCTTGAAGACATAAAATTTTTCAGCCTTATGTAAAACTTGAAGACACTTCATCCTAAAAAGGTAATTCAAAATCCCGATAGCAAATTCGCCATTATCACTTTCAAACCAAACTGGGTAATATTTATCTTTCTTTAGTTTTAGTTTCATTTTTCTTCTTAATTTCACTGGCTAAAACAAACCTGCTCTTGTCTAAAACTTTTTCAACGGCAAATTTCTCACCGCACCCCTCACAAATTCTTATAAACTCCTTATCACTTTCACCATTTAAAAAGTTCGGGTTCTTCTTATAAGTAAAAGTTTTACACAAACACCTAGCACATTCAAAACAATCGCTAGGCAAATCCACCTCTTTTTGCTCTTTAATGTCAAAATATTTTCTTTCTGGCATTTTTATTCTTTATTGATTATTTTTTCCTCCACTTCCGCTATTATAACACAAACTATTATAAAAGTTAAACTAACAATCAAAGTTTCAATTATTTCATTCATTCAAATTTTGATTAAGTTTTACTAGCCCATCATAATCATCCTCGTTCACAACTTCTGGTTTTATAACTCTATTTTTTTTCCTCTTACCTTTAGCATTATTTTTTCTATTCCAAGGATCATAAGTCGGCTTACTTTTATCATAAAATGGATTATCGGCATATCTAACACTATTTGTTTTACTATTAACAAACGCCATCATAAATTTATAATTGTTTTTAATGGCTTCTATTTGCTTTTCGGCTACTTCCTTACCCGTCTTTGTATAACTTTTACTACCATTGATAAAATAAATCTTATCTGGGGTCAAATCAAGCCTACCCGCCTTACATTTTATCTTACCTCCTTTTTTTTCTACAACTGGCTCAACTTTCTTTTTTTCTTTTTTAATTGGTTCTTTTCCTTCGCTTGAAATTTCATTGGAACTTAAAACTAAAAATTCTCCTGAGAATTCTAACTTAAATTCTCCCTCCTTGTTTTTTATAATTATGCCTTTCATTCTTGTGATCCTTTAATTTTAAAAACGGCAACCTCTCTAGCCTTGAGCATTTTCTTATACTTAGGAACTAAGACTTCCCCTAGTCTTTTCCTTTCACCATCAACCTCAACGACTAAGTCAGCCAAAAATTCTTCTTCAAATTCTTTAAGTCCTCTGTTTATAGCAATAAACTTATCTTTTAAGTGGTAAAACAAAACCCTGAAAAGAGTTTTTTTCTGTTGTTCTTTCTGCTTTTCTGTTTTGTCTAAGTCTGGGGTATAAGGAATGTTAATTTTAACAGTTCTCGGGAACTCATCTCTCCTTAACCTTGCCATAAACTCAACAGAATAATCATTTCCCTCTCTAAAAAATCTAACTTCTGTTATGCCGATTTCTTTCAGCATTTCAATAATCTTTTCCTCTGTGTAGGAAACATCTAAACGTGTAGTTGTGTATGCTTTTTCAGCGAATGTTTTATTACTCATATTTATAAAAAAATTATTAGAGTAGGAAAAGGGGAGGCGAATGTTAGCCCTCCCCCAAATTTTACCCTTACGACAGATTGTTTTCACAAACTGCTATAAGGCAGTCGCCTTTGTCAGCATTGACCAGCTTCGACATTCTTTTCTGAATGTCATTTTCAATCCTAGGCTTAACCCCGTTAAGAGCCTTGCCATAAAAACCCTTTGAGACCATTTCCTTCTCATCGTAGTTGTCCATCCCGAGTTTGTCAGCAAGGATTTTCCCTACTTTAACCGCTTTTTCTTTGAAGTCAGGCTCGCAAGAAATGGGAGCAACTGAGCCAAAGATTTTACTCAAAGCAGTTACGACAACGGGATTTTGGGTTCTTGAAGTTACGAAGGAACAGCCCTCAACAGTGCTTTTAGTAAAAGCCTGGTAAAAACCGTATCCTTGGTAGTTCGGATCGACAGCAGTGCCTTCAATATACATAGCCCTACCAAAAGGAGTTTCGAAAGTGGTATAAGTCCTAAAGGCTATACCTTTTTCAACCACATTCTCGTCAGCGGAATAACCAACGCCTTCATTGAAGACAAGGATGAGACCGTCAACTTCGAAAAGGTGATGAAAAACATCAGCTTCGAACTGAACAGATTTGTTCTGGCTGAAAGCAGACATTGCAACGGGGTAAAAATCGTCAAAAATCATCTTTTTGACATCAAGCGGAAGCTCACTGGGGTCAAGAATTTCATAAGCTCTCTTAACACCCATTTTGGTTTCCATCTCAAATTCCCTAGACCATCGTTTAATTTCGTTAATAGTTCTCATAGCCTTACCTCCTTTAAATTTGATTGTCCCCGATAAACCCTCTACTTCTTTTTTTTGAACTAACCTTCCTTTGTCCATTTGATTAAGTTAATAGTATATAAGCAAAGATAAACAACGTGCATTGGGATTAGCCCATACAATTTGGTTTGGTAAATAAAAATAAACCAAATAATTTGACTTAAAATCCCAACAGCCCAAATCCATTTCCATTTATTGCCTACCCCCCATAAAACGAAAATAGACAAAGCTGATAATAAATAAGTCATTGTTCAACCTTACTTTTTAACGACCACTTTGAACTTAACATATAGTCAAATTATTGTCAAGAGATTAGAACAGTGATTGTTGAGTAGAGGCTTTTTTATAGGCTTTCTGAAGGTCTTCTAAATACTTTATACAATAGTTTAATTTATAAATCTCATCCTTTTTTTGATTGGCAAGTAGGTGATTATTCCCTTCTATAATCTTTTTTAGTTTTTCCAAATTGGAACGAACTTTTTTAAAATTTTCATCACTTGGTCTAATCATTTTTCTGTCCCTTAAACCTTTTATAAATTTTATGGCACAAACCAACGACGACAAAGCCAGCCCCAATAATTAAAGAAACTTGTTCTACAATAGTCATCACTTCTTCCTCTGAAGCGATATTAAGACCAGTTAGGACTAAAACAATAATCCCAATCCAAGTTTTGTATCCATTTAATTTCTCCATCGATTTAAAAAATTACTAATTATTTCAAAAGCTCTTTTTGCAATAGACCTTTCCTTTCTCAACTTCTCTAATTCCTCATTTTGATTCTTAATCTGTTTTTTGAGATTTTCAATTAAAGTGTTTAGCTTTTCGTCTTGTTTGTTTTTAATGTTTTCAAGTTCAGTATTATAAGTTTTAGTTAATTCTTTCCTTTGTTTTTCTAAAGCTAAAGAGTAGTTTTCTCTTTCTTTCTCATTTTCTCGGTAAGATTGTTTTAATTTTTTTGTTAGAATTTTTTCATTTTCTTCTAACTCATCTGTATAGTCATCCAACCTTTTCGCCATTTCCTTTTGGCTTTCTTTGTCTTCGTGATCGAAATCATCCCAAACTTCCTCCAGCTCATCTCTAAGTTCTGAAGTAATATAATATTTTTTCATTTGATTTTCTTTAATTCTATCAGGAGCAAAAAAACCAACAATTTTAAGGTCAGCTTTAGTCCCCTTCCTTTCAGTGACAGCACACTCTTGATAATTAGCTTCTTGGATAGTGATAATATCATCTTCAATGTCAGTCACTAAAGCCACGTGTCCGCTGAAAACCTTAGCCCCCTCGTGCATAAACCAAACTCCCTCTGCGATAATAGCCCCTGCCCCTATATAAGGGACAGGGGAATTTATAATATTCTCTTTATCTTCCAAAGTCCAAAGCTCCCCAGGTAATTCTGGTAAACGTTCCCGAAGCCAAAGGACACAATTACATCTATTTTTATCAGTTTTATTTAATACTTTCATCTTAAAAGTTTATCTCTTTTTAACTCCTCATCGTGCTTTTTCTTAAAAGCAACAACGGCTGGATAAAGCTCATTTATATGAATATAATTTTCTTCACCTAGGGTTTCCACTTCTAAAAAACCAATAGAATTTAGATGGTCATCACTTAAAACTATTTTATTCTTATCATTTGTTAATTCAATTTTCATTCTTATTTTTCACATAAACCCATCCTGTAATGGTAGTCCCAACAACGAACTTCCATTTCGGCACTGCCGATAGCCTTAACAATTCCCGCTAACAACAGGAAAAATAAAACTATCATCAAAATAATTAAAATGTGTTTAATAGAATTATTTATTAATTAACCTTTTCTTGAGATTGAGTTCCCTCAAGCAGGTTCAGGATAGAATCCTTATAGGGGGACTGGAGGTTGAAACCAGTCAGCCCCTCTATAAAGTTCTATCCCTCAATTAAAGTGGCGAATAATAAGGGGGACTTTCTTATTTGCCACTTTGATTGAAGGAGGAACAGTTTTTAACCATCCCTCCATTTGTTTATTTTTCAATAAGCTTCAGACCAATGCTTTCAGCGTTTCTGGCACACCCGCATTTTTGATATTTCCATTCAACGCTTGAGTTTGGTCTAGCTCTAACCCACCCCCCTCGGTTAGGTGTCCATTCGATACACCACTTAATCGTCACCTTCCCGTAATTTTTGGGGTTCAATCTCCACCAATCCCGCTTCATTGTTCCCCCTTAAAAAGTTTCTGGTTATAGCCAAATATTCCCTGTCTTCAAGTTGGCAACCTCTGTCCATTTCCAATTTTCGAAGGACTTCTTCGATCTCATCGTGGCAACTTCTACAAATCCTTACTTTGTAGATATTATTACCATAGTGCCTTCGAGGAAAACAATGATGAACAGTAAGAGGCTTGAACTCAAGACATTTAGGACACATCGCATATCTTCTTTTTTGACTCTTTGTCAGATTCATCACCTTCCCCTTTCAGCGGGACAATCTCGATTTTAAGCAAGAAACTTTTGTTGCAGTTTCCGCATCGATAAATTTCCCACTTAATACGCCACATTTCAGTCCCGCAAATAGGACACACGATTACCAACATAATCACCTCCTAGCAAGGCGGAGAATTTTTGACAATTCTGACGAGTTTGCCAGAACTGTAATTCAGCTTGAAATCCCCGTGGAGATGACAGCGGTAATATCCGTTAGGTGAGATGTAGATAAGAACTCCACACACGGGGCAAACCTGCCTTCTACTTACTTTCATTCTTGACCTCCTTTTTAGCGGGCTTATTCACAATGAAAAGTTCCCCGCACTTAATACATTGAACCTTGACCAGACCATACATCGTCTGGATTACGATATTCATACTGATTTTAATGCAATTCGGACATTGGGAAATCATACTACCTCCGTTTCGCAGTCTTCCCCGCACCACCGCCACATTTTATGACAGAATTCGCAGAAAAGAACTACACCTTTGATGTTAGTTACTACGAGATGTTTGGAAACGCTCTCGCATGATGGACAACTTGCTTTTATAAAGAACAATCGCTCCATGAAAACACCTCCCTAAATAACAGATTGAAAAGAAAGTTAAAGCCAAAAAAGCTATAACGACCCATACAAAAACTAATAAAACGTTGTTCAAAGTCTTCATACCACCCCCTTTCATTTGTAATTAATCCCACTGCCCCCGACCGAAGTCAGAGGTTATCTCATGAACCCAATCTTAGATTGGGGGTAGTGGAATTAACCTTTTTAAAGAACTAAAAACTTGACTGATACTTCTTAGCGTAAGTAGAAAGTTCTTTGAGTGTTTCTAAATTACGCTTTACAATATTATACTTAAAATATTCGTCGGTTATCTCAGCTCTATCTTGTGCTTCCCTTCTTGAAACACCATACTCATCAATAATTTTAATTATTTTAACTTTATACATCCTCTCCCGATAAGCAAATAATTGGTTAAAACTGAACTCATTACTTATAAAAAACAATCCCAAATCCAATAATTTCCTAGAATCCACTGGTTTACCTTCTGAAATTTTATCCCTTTGCTCCCTCGCCAATCTAATGCAAGTGTTCATGGATTCTTGAACCGTCTCCTCCCATTTATCAAGTTGCTGTTGATTATTGTTTTTAAATAATTCTTCAATAGAAGGAAGGTCTTTTTTAGTTGGTAAAAATTCTTCAAATTCCTTCAGTATTTCTTTTTCTTCTTTTCTCAAACCAGCTAGATAAACTTTTAAGTCTCCTAAAATCTCTTCATTTTCCTCTTTTTCTAAGAGTTTCGACAAAAATTCGTTCAATTTGCCAGCAAAATAGAATTTTCTTGCCTCTTTTCTAACCTTTGAAATTATATCTGCCATAAAAATTATTTAAAAATTTCACTCTTCTTTTCCATTCATCATAAACTTTAGCATATTTTTTCTTCATTTTCTGGTGTTCATCTTCTGGTAAGCTAAATAGTCTGTTTAAAGCGACCCACTCATTAAATCTCTTGTCTAATCCTCCTGCATTTTGCCACTTACCGACAGAATGATGATACTGACACAGTGGAATTATCGCCCATTCCTCTTGAACCTGCTTACCAGCGAAATAAAGGGCGTGTTCCCAAGTAATTCTACCCCGACATTCACTTGTGAAGCCCTTCCGACCCTTCACACAAATCCGATAAAAATTATTATCAGCCATTTTGTCTTTTAATCCTTTAGGGATATTATTCATAAGCTTCAATTACTTTAATCAATAAAAAAGACATTATTTCATTACTAATAGACAGTAAGGTGATAGATAGATATAAAGCCCACGACTCACCTAACCAAACAAAAATTAGTAAAATAACTGTAAAAATAATCCTAAAAATATTAATTCTTTTTTTTCTTATATCGCTCATATTCATTTCTTAATGTGTAATCAAACTTCATCCCTACTGTGTTATAAATAGTTTTAATTCTTTCCCCTTTTTTATAATTTTTACCAACAACCCCTATAATTGAAACATCTGAAGGTTTACTTCTTCTAACAAAATTTCCACTAACTATTGATATTAAACAATATTTTTTGATGTCTTCTTTGGCTATAAAATCAGTCTTTAGTTTCATAGTTTTAATTTTTTCTTAACCAACTCCCAACTATCAGCTACGAAAGCCACCCCTCCGTTTTTCTTAACTTTATCTATAAATTTTTGTTGCTTCTCTGAAACATTCTTAATTCTTCCAGGTGCTTTTACCTCAATCGCCAAGAATTTTTTATTAAAAACGCCAAGAATATCTGACATTCCTGGCATATTAAATCCATTTTGTTTTCTCCAACCACCTTTAGCATTAGGGTCTGGCACACCCATATTATTAACTCTCCAACAAAAAATTTTGTGTTCCCTGAGTTTTTTTAAAATCTTTTTTTGAACTTCTGTTTCTTTCATAAATTCATTTTTTTAGAAAGCGTTTTATAAACCTCTTCCTTGATGAAAGGTTTTAACATTTGAAGTTTCTTTTTAGCGTAATCTCTTTTTTTAACCTCCTTAGAATTCCATAATTCTATTATATCACTAATTTCTTTTTTTGTCTTGTCTATATTCATATTTTTCCTAAAACAAGCCATAAAGTAACGGGCGGATTTAATGCCTTTTTGATCCATATACTCTGACACTTCCTTCACTTTCCACCACATCCCCTTATCGAGCTTTCTTTTAATAAAAGCAAACAAAATAGTCTTTTCCTTTCCCTTAGCTCCAAATTTTTCTATTAAATCTAAAGCTATTTCTTGGAATTGGTATTTGACTCTTTTTCTTCCATCTCCACTTCCATTTTTATCGGACTCCCATCTTTTAAGATGTTCTTTAATGGTTTGCATATACAAATAATTTTACCAGACTCCCTTTCAATAATTTCTTCACTATAAATAGTTCTAAAACTAATACAAGTAATAGCTGAACCTCCTATAAAACCTATTAACACAAAAATAAAATCAGTTAAATTCATTAATTTAATTTACTTTTTAGACTTTTTTTCTAAATCATCTCGTTGCTTAATTAACAACAAGGTCATTTTTTTAACATTCTCTAAATTATCGATAACATTAGCCATCGCAGCATCAACCTCATCAATGTGATGTTCTAACCCCATAACAGCTCTTTCTAATTCCTCCAAATTAACGACATTTTTTGCCATAATTTTTTTATTAATTATAAATTCTTAATTAACGTTTTAATATGAACCTTTCTAGCTTTTTCCCCAGCCATAATCTTTTTAACCATTATTGATTTTCTTTTCAACATTGCCCAAATCTTATCCTCAATCGTTTTAGGCGTAATTAAATAATAAACATTAACATTATTTTTCTGACCCATTCTGTAAGCTCTGTCTTCAGCTTGCTCATGGTCAGCAGGAGTCCAAGATAAATCCGTGAATAAAACCACGTCAGCTTCTGTTAAAGTAATCCCAACCCCACCCGCTTTGATTGTTGAGAAAAAAATCTTACATCTATCATTATTTTGAAATTCATCAATCACTCCTTGTCGATCTTTAGTTGGAGTCCCCCCAGTTAAAAGAACTGAAATATTTTTATATTCCTCGTGTAAGTCTTCTACTACTGAACGATATTGGCTAAAAACTATAACTTTTCTTCCACACTCCAATAAATTATCAAGTTCTGATTTAATATTTTTATTCTGAACTACAATTTGTTTTAAATAATTAACTTTAGTGATAGCTTCAGCATAAACTGCCTTCTCATTTAACTTCTTATCTTTTAACCAACCTCTAAAATCCACTAATAATTTATTATATTCAGTCCAGTCTTTCATTTTAGTTTCAATTACTTCAATCGTTTTGTCAGGAAGTTGTTCTATTACTTCTTTTTTATCTCGTTTAATCATCCATGCCATTTTTGATCTCAACTCATCTAAATTAGTCGCTCCTGTATAATCCCACCTACCGTAAGGGTCTTGCTTAAGACCACAATATTTCTGGGCGAATCCTTGAGACGTCCAAAAAGGCATCGGAGTAATAAAATTAAAAATATTATAAATTTCAACTGGTTTATTTAAAACTGGAGTTCCAGTCAAAAAAACAATATCCTTAGCTTTTTTGAGTAAATTTAAAGTCTTTTTGGTTCTTTTAGCCTTCTTATTTTTAATATAATGAGCCTCGTCAACTATAATTAGTTGATATTCTTGAGATTTTAAATAACTCTCAAATTTTTCAATATTAGGATAACCAATAATTTCCCAACCACCTCGATGAACAGTTTCTGTAAGATTATTCGCCTTGACCCCCGAGAAGGTGTCTATTTCCCTCTCCCAGTTCGTTTTAACTGAAGAAGGACAAATCACTAGGACTCGGTCATAATTCTTGAACACAGCGTATCCTATGGCTTCTGCCGTCTTACCACAGCCCATATCATCAGCAACTAAAGCCCTACCTCCAATTTTATCTATAAAATCTACGGCTTGTTTTTGGAAGGGGAAAAGAGGAATTTTAGTCTGGACTTCTAAATTTTCATTAAGCTCTTCTTTTTTAACTGAATAAATTTTTTCTTTACGCTCTTCTTCCTCTACATACTTCTCTTTAACTTCTGACATTTCTTCTGACACTCTCGGATCAATTAACGGGTCAAATTCTTCTCTAAGCCTCTCTAAGACCTCTAGTGAGCTAAAAACCCAACCAACGTTACCATCCTCATCCTTATAAAAACTAATATCTTTCCAAGTGTTGGAACAATTAGCTTGAATAGTTTTGACTTTCTTAAGAGTTAGCTGGTCAAAAACAAAAGTAAAAATATATTTATGATATTTTGTCCTAAATTTTCTTATTTGCATCTATTGTCTTCTTTATATCTATCAACAATTAACTTCAAAAACGCTTTTTTAGTATCTTTATCAGCAGTTTCCCACAAAAATGACAAAAATTCTTCTAAACCATTATCATTCAAATTATCGACTCTACCAAAATTATAATACTCTAAAGCCTTGTCCTCCTTTGATTTAAACGCATTTTTAATTACATTCATAGTTTTTTCTTTAATACTTAAATTATTTAAATCTGACTGAGTTTTAAAATACTCAGCAGCTTCATCGGCAATAATTTGTTTTATACAACAACCACCATCTTTATGAATTTCCAAAGATTTAAAAAAAGAGAAAGGGTCTCCATTTTGACTTACACACCAATCTCCCACTTTTAAACTACCAGCACCATTCTCATGTAAATAATCATCGATTATCCCTCCATATCTAAGACGAAGAACAACACGTTTCCCTATGTGTTGAGATAAAAAATCATCATTCCAAATATCATCACTAGGTTTTATTTTTAAAACACTATTAGCCATTATTTTAAATTTAATTTACAAGCCTCTTTTGATAACCTATCGGCTATCTCATTTTTTTCTCTAGGAATCCAATTAAAAGTTATTGGATTATCTTTGAGATTTTCTTCTATTATTTCAAAAGCCTCATCTTGAAATTTATCCATTCTCTCATTTTTATACCTTCCTAAAGGTCGCCTACCTTTCATTCTATTTACTATAATTTCAGAATCTGAAAAAAATTCGATAGGGACTCCTTTATACTGATCCCTGCCATTAAGATATTCTCTTCTCTCAAAAAAAACAGCAAGCCATGTAAGTCCTGATATTAAAGCCTTAAATTCGGCTTCATTATTAGAACCTCCTTTAACTTTTTCGGAAATTTCCATTTTTATTTCCTCTGTTTTTTTAACACTTATATCTTTATAACTATTTTCTGTTTTTAGCCCTAAAATTTCTACATAAATTCCTAAACCGACTTCTTTAACTGTTCCAAGTTTTCCGTTATGACCAACTGTCGCTCCGTCTGTGTAGACTTTAATCTTCATTGTTTTTCTTTAAATTTAAAATCTTCTATTATTTTTAATCTGGCTTTATCAAAAGGAATTTCTTTATATTCCTTTCTCCTGCATAAATTATGACATCTTCTACAAACAATATGAGTTTTAAAACCGTTTTCCTCTTCATACCCGTCATGATGATGTCTTTCTAGTTTTTTATTATAATCTTCTGGAGGATGTTCCACATAACCTCTACCACAAATTTCACATTTTGAGTTTTCGTCTATTTTTTTATCCCATTTTTCTGAATGGCAATAAACATATTCCTTCCAACTCCCCCAAAAAAATCCATCCTTAATAATTTTATATCCTTTTAATTCATTGTAAGTAGTATTTATAAATTCTCTATGAGTTACCCCGAATTTTTTAATAAAATTCTTTAATCTTTTATATTCTTGTTTTGATAACCTAACTTGAAAAACTTTTCCCCAGTTTTTATTATATTTTTTCATTTTTTATAGTTTTATTTTTAAGCTTAAATAAGCAATAAAAGCGAGGAGTGTATTACACTTTGTAATACTAAGTGTAATACTCTTACCCCCCTCTTGTTCTCGTTTCTCCTTATCCAAGCTGGCTATCAGGGGGAACGCTCCTCTCCTAGCCCTCCCGCCTCCTTGTTGTTATAGGGGGTATGGCTCTGGACGAGTGTCGTGTATTTGTTTTCATCACCGTAGTTAGTTATTCAAAGTTCAAGATTTTGTAGAATTTAAGATTTGCTACGCACTTCTTCTTATGTTTCTACTTGGCATAAGACAGAAAGAGAATCCTTAAGGGTAGGGGGTTGGTTATCTCACACCCCATAAGGCAAGACAAAGAGCAATTAGGCGTTAAGAGCGAAGGAGGTGAATCAAACTCTCTTAACCCCTAATTGATCTTCGTTTTTCTAATAATTCCTAATTTTCTTTCAATGTTCGCTTTTTGAGAATTTTCAGATAAAGTTATTACTTGAATATTCCCTGGTATATAACCAAGTAAATTATTAATTCTGTCAATAGAGGGTGTTAATTTTATGCTGAAATTATTTTCTTCCCATTTTTTAAATTTACAAATCCACTCTTCCCAATAATTGTTTTTAACATATTCATAAAAATCTCTTCTATTCATACATTCCAATCCTATATGATTTTTGGATTTTTTGTAAGCACCTTTAGACAAATTACCATGACAGCGATTATAACAATCTCTCACTCTTATCCACAACAATCTTTCTGGCGACCTCTGACAATCATTTTTACCCGTTGTTTTTCTTAGAAAATTTTGTTGTTTGATGGATTGGTTTATTTTACAACTTTTACAAACATTTAACAGCCCGTCTTTATTTGATTTATGTTTGTAAAAATTGTCTAATGTTAGTAATTTACCACACTTAGTGCATTTTTTTTTCATAATTGGTCTTCGTTTAGAAGATCGCTGGCTGTCTATCCGCTATTCGCTTTGACATTTAACGCAAGGTAAAACCAAGAACGCACCAGCTTTTATCAAATTGCTTAATTAAGAGTATACCATAAAAAGAAAATATTTGTAGTTAAATTTCAAAGGTAAACTCTTAATTAAGGAAATTGCTCAATTAAGAACTTAAGGATGCCACACCAATGAAGGACATCTCAAGTTCTTAATTGAGCAAAGGAGAAGAAAATATGAAACTCCCTTACTCAACAAACAAAAAATGAAACTCTATTTTTATAATATGTTAATGAAAATTAATTGTCAAGAGAATTTAAAAATTTAATAAATGTAAGTGATAATGAGGTCTAACAGTTCTTCTTGGAACTGAGTTTTCTACTATTTGGTTATAAGATCCACCTTCTAAAATTGATTTTTTAATAGCTAAAAGTTCTTGAAATTGTTCTGTGGTCATTTGTTCAATACTTTCAATATGTTCTTTACAAACTAATAGGTGAGAATCAGTGTAAACGTCATCATAAGGGAAATCGTTAGGTATAATAAACCAATGATTATACTCATGGAGGACTTTCTGTTTAGGATTGGCTATGTCTTTAAAAAGGTCGTTGTCTTTGAAACCACTAATTTTAGTGACATAAATTTGACAAAAAGGACAGTAACCTACTGGAACTTTTTTGAGATGTTCTTGGTAGATTTTTTCAGTTCTTTTTGTTCTTAGGCTTACTCTTTTTTGGGGATTTTTTTTCTTCATTTTTATTAAGTTCTATTGCTAATTGAGTTAAAACACTGTGAATATTTAAAAGCATAGTAGGGTTCTCGCCTAAAAAAATCAGCTCTTTCCCACGATGAACCTCTACTATGCCGTATTTGTAACTTTTAACTGTTAAGGTGATGTCACCTTGTTTAAAAATTTTTTTCATTAATTTATTTTATTACTTTATAACCGAACTCTGTTTCTTCAAATTCTTCAAAATTACCAGTTTTTAATTCCCCGTCAACGTCCCATTTAGCATACATACCGTCCATTTTTATAAATTTAACTCTTTTGCCGTCTGGTAGCTCTACTTCTGAGTTGTTTTTTAATTCGTGTTGTTTCATTTTTTTAATAATTTAATTAATTTCTTATATTCCTCGATTTCATCTTCAGCCCACTTAATAATTTCTTCTGGGTTGTTTTTGAATTTTTCGGCGAATCTTTCAGCTCCATCTTTTTCTTCTTTATCTATTATAATTGGTTCATTTATCCAATCAACTATTTCATCTACTTTGTCAGCTAAATCAAGACAGCTTAGTTTTTTGAGTGTCTGTCTTTGGGATTGTTTTAATGGGTTCATAGAATTAAGTTAATGACCATACCTCTCAATAATTTTTTTAATATTTTCTTCGCCTTGTTTGATTAAAGCCTTTCGATAATCTGATTTCCCTAAAGATTTTCGATTAGATTTTTTAGCGGACTTATTCATACATTCTTTACAAAAACAAGTTTTTCCGTCTTTATACCTCGGGTCGTTATAAAAACTATCCAAGGGTTTTGATTGTTTACATCTTGAACAAATTTTCATGTTAAATCCATTTAATTATAGGGTCGCCTTGAAAACCTTTTTCCCAAACAAACCAAGCGTAACAGGCGGCGGAACTTTTTTCGAACATTTTTGGGTCGCCATTTATAGCTACCTGAATTCGTTTACTAAAAACTAGAACATACCTAGGCGGATATTTTTTAAATAACTCTTTTCTTTTTTGACCTTCCAAAAAAGTTAGTTTAAGAAATAAAAACAATCTACCTCCAGCTGCTAATACTTCCATTGATTTTTCTACCCATTCTTGAGCATATTTATAGGGTGGATTTGTTAAAACATCTCTACAAGCTAGAGCGTTTAAATATTTGCCCATACCTTCTTTAAGGAAATCTATTATTTGGACTGGATAATCTCTAGCGACAATATCAGAACTGAAAACATCAAAACCGTTCTCTGTTAATCTTTGAGATAAATGACCATTTCCAGCTGCGTTCTCCCAAACCTCTCTAGTTGGAAAAATGTGTTTTAATAAACCATCAATAGCTTCTGGTGAAGTTGCATAGAAATCTCTTTCTGCCCTATCATAATCAGAATGGTTACTAGCTCCCAATGTTGAAAATGTTGACTTACTATTTCCAGTCCAATCTTTCATGATTTGTTAATTTAATAATAATTTTGCAATAATTGTTCCACCAGCCCATCCAGCAGGGACAGCCCAAAAGAAAAGTTGATATTCTCTTGGAGCAAAAAGACCAATTAACCACATCAACAAAACGATAATTTCAAAAATTTTAATCATTTTTTTAAAAATTTCCTTCTGCCACTTGAAAGCATTTAAGACCTAAATCTCTCCAACCTTTGACAGTCTGGTCTCTATCATCAAGCACAAAAAAGACTTCATAATTATCTTTAATAAATTTTTCGTAAATTTCTTTTTTAACAATGACATCTTTTCTTTTATCCCCTCTTTTTCTCATAAAAAGCTCATCGTAAGCAATTTGATTATCTAGTAACCATTTTCTTGTGATAGCCCAACAAACATCATCTCTACCAGAAACTAAAATAATCATGTAATTTTTCCAAAGAATATTTACTAGCTCTCTAACTGTCTTATCGACTTTATCTTTATACACTTCATCCCAATTAAAAGGGTCTCTATTGCCTTTATGAGCTAAAGTTCCATCAATGTCTACAATTATAACCTTATTTTTTTCCTTTCTCATTTAATTGTTTTTTTAATTGTTGATTTTCAGCTCTCAAAGTTTCATTTTGTTTTAAAACTTCTGATGTAATTACTTTATTAATACTTCGTCTGAAAAAAGTTTCTAAACAAAAAGTCCCTGAACCTTTCTTTTTGTTGAATATTTCAATTCCAAGAGTAGCTTGTTCATCACCGTTTTGAGGGTCAATATAAATTCCTGTTAAAATTTTATATTTACCTTTAAGGAAAGGAAAATATTCATTAACTTGTTCAGCAAAATCAAGCTTGGCTGTAAGTAATTTCTTGTTATTTTCTGGGTCTAATTCTTCGTTTTTAGCCATAAAATTTTTTAATATTTAAAATGGAATGTCTTCTATTTTTATTTCATCGTCATCCTCTGGCTCTGAACTTGCCTGGTCTTGATAAACTTCGACAGGGGGCAATTCTTCTTGGGGTTGTTCAGGTTGAGGTTGAGAAACTCCAGCGTTCAAAGGAAGCATTGTGTCTTTACTAGGTGGCAGAAAGTTAGCCCTTCTATCTCTGCCCTCTTGTAACAATTCTTGAATTTTTTCCCAAATAGAATCTTTGTCGTTTACTAATTTAACTTTACCATCTTCTGTCTCAACTGGTTTAAAAGCGATAGCGTATTTGTTATATTTTTTCTCTAAATAAGACTTAACTTGAACATGAGCCTCTGGCAATTGATACTTACCTCTTTTCCAAAGTTCCTTGGATAAATTGAAGAAATTTCCTCGACTAGCTCCTTTGAATTTTATTTTAACTATTTCTCCTTCAAATTCTTCTTCAGTTATCAAGAAGTAAAGAATAATAGTGTAATCATAATCCATGTTCTTAACCCCGTCTTCTTTAGCTTTTTTTAAGTCTTCGAAATAAGCGTAATTAACAACAGTCTTATTATCAGGTGTTTTTCTAATTTTACCATTATCATCTAATAAGTAGATTGGGATTAAAGCTTTTTCTCCGTCTGTTTTTCTATTTAAAAGTGGGTTGAATTCATCAGAACGAGCCACAACCTTATTGCCTCTTCTGTAAGTTAAAAGGGCTTTAGAAGAAAGGACGACCCCTTCTAAGCTTTTACCGTAACTTTTTATTTGTCTTTTGTTCTCTTCATCGTAGGAAACTTTAACTAAATTGCCAGTAGCTTCATCACCAGCAATATTTATACCATTATCGACAGTAATGGTGTTGTAAGTGTTAAACCCTCCACCGAAACCAGCCTCACGCATTAAATCATTCATTTTATTTAATTAAATTATTATTTTCGTAAATGTTGCCGATTGCTTCAACGTCTTTTCCTTCAAATAAGTGCCAATGATTATCACCAACTTTGAAACAAAAGCAACCTCTTTCAAAAACTACTACTTTTTTATCTCCAAAACTATCAATTATATCCCCCTCATAAATCTCAACTCCGTTTTTGTCTTTTAGTCCTGTGTATTGCATTAAAATATATCTATCTGTCCAATCAACCCCATTACGCCAAATTTCGCCATTTAAATCTATATGAATAGAATCTCCAAACACTATCTT